ACGGCGACCACCAAAGCACAAACAACCGCACAAACAACGTTAACTACTACTACAACGGCTTCGAGCGTAGCTATGAAAGCCTTTCGAGCCGCGTTAATTAGCACGGGAATAGGTGCAATAGTTGTTTTGGTTGGTATGTTAATTGGAAACCTTGACAAATTAGGAGCTGCATTTACTTGGTGTGGTGAAAAAATAGCCGAGTTTACCGATTGGATTGGACTAACGGACGGGGCAAGTGAACAAATGTCCGAAAATGACAAGAAACGAACTAACGCCCAAATTGCTAATATAGACCGAGAAATAGCAAAAGCCCGACAACGAATGGCAGTTAGGGAAGAATCCTTTAACACCGAAGACCAAGCGTTTAATCGCCAAATAAGTTTAGCCAAAGCACAAGGAAAAAATACCACAGACCTTGAAAGAGCGCGACTTAAAGCGTCTATTCAATACCGAAAAGACTTGGTAAAGGAAAACGAAGGCATCGTTAAGCAAACGAAACTACAATACGACCTTTTTAAAAGTACTTTACGAAAAGGCGAAGGTTCTACCGTGTTTGGGTCTAAAGAAGAAATAGCCCGACTAAATGAACTTTGGTCTACTATCGAAAAAAGTAATAAAGATTTAGCGGCTTCCAAAAATGATTTAGCCAACGCGAATAATGACCTAAAAGTATTCGAAGCTGATTTAGCAAGAACTCAAAAAGAACAAGCCGCCCAACAAGCCAAGAATAGTAACACAACTACCAAAACTACCATAAGCAATAACCAAAAAGTAGTTAAGGATACCAAGGCAGCTAACAAAGAGATAATAGATAATATAAACAAAACACAAGACGAAGAATCCAAACTTCGCAAGGAGAAATTAAACCAAGACCTTTCCTTACTTGAAGAAGGAATAGATAAGGAGAAACAAGCCCGTAATAATGCGTTTGTAGAATTTAGGGACAACTTCCTAAAAGAACAAAACAAAGCGGAACGCGAAGCGTTAGATAAAAAATTTATCGACGGAAAAATAAACCGCACTAAATACGAAGAAGAACTAAAGAACCTTCAACTTAACTACGCTAAAAATCTAACTGAAGAAGAAGCCGCGATATTAAAAACTGCCGAAGAAGTTTTACAAAAAGACCTTAAAGCAATAGATGACAAGTACAAAGAAGTCGAACTAAACGCTATTGCCGAAGCGAATAAAAATAAGTTAGCGAAAGAACAAGAATTTCAAGCGACCATCGAACAAATAGACGAACAAAACTTCCAAAAGAGAACTGAAAAACAATTAGGCGCAGAAGGTTACGAACTCGAATTAGTAAGACAAAAATACTTTGAGTTAGAAGAAATGGCAAAAGGAAATGCCGAACAAGAAGCCATTATAACCGAAGCAAAGAGAAACGAAATAAACGAAATAGAAAAGAAATACGACGAAGAAGACAAAGCACGAAGACAAGCCGCTATACAACGAAATGCTGATTTTGCTAAACAAGGATTAAAACTTATTGCAGATATTACAGACTTGTTTGGTAAAAAAGGAGAAAAACAAGCTAAACGAGCATTTCAGATTAAAAAAGCGGCAAGTATTTCGACCGCATTAATTGATACTTACCTAAGCGCACGAGCAGCATATTTTTCGCAGTTTACACCCGTTGCCGACGCAAGTAGCCCCGTTCGTGGTGGTATTGCCGCAGGGTTAGCCGTTGCAAGTGGATTAGTTGGGGTTGCAAAGATTGCCGCCCAAAAGTTTGAAGGTGGTTCTATTTCGGGTGGTGGTGGCGGTGGTGCTAACGGTGGCGGGGCGTTGGGTGGTATGTCACCACAAGCCCCAACGTTTAACGTTATAGGAAACAACGGACTAAACCAATTAGCACAACTTCAACAACAACCCACCCAAGCGTATGTGGTTAGTGGACACGTTACGACTGCTCAAAGTTTGGACAGAAACAGAATAGAAAACGCAACACTTTAAGAATAATTTAATTAATTAGATATGAGAATAATCGAACTCATTATAGACGATAAAGACGAACAAAGCGGAATAGATGCGGTTAGCGTTGTACATAGCCCCGCTATCGAAGAAAACTTTATAGCCCTAAACAAACACGAAGTAGAACTAAAAGAAGTTGACACCGAGAAAAAGATTTTAATGGGTGCAGCTTTAATTCCAAACAAACAGATTTACCGCAAAAATGCAAAAGGCGAAGAATACTATATTTACTTTTCACCCGACACAATTAGAAAAGCAAGTGAATTATTCTTGATGCGCTCAAACCAAAACAACGCTACCTACGAACACGAAAAAAAACTAACCGGTTTAAGTGTTGTAGAAAGTTGGATAATCGAAGACGAACAAAAAGACAAATCTAAACTATACGGATTCGACTTACCTAAAGGAACTTGGATGATTTCTATGAAGGTAAACAACGACGAAGTTTGGAACGATGTCAAAGAAGGCAAAGTAAAAGGTTTTTCGATAGAGGGTTACTTCGCGGATAAATTCGAAATGAGTTCGGAAGAAGACGAAGCAACCGAAGTTGTAAACGAGTTAAAAAGGTTGTTAGGTATCGAATTAGAATCTTACACGGACTACCCAAAAGGCGCAATAGAAAACGCAAAGATAGCAATTAGGTACGCAGAAGAAAACGGTTGGGGAGAATGCGGAACTGACGTAGGTAAACAACGTGCAAACCAATTAGCCAACGCCGAACCAATAAGCGAAGAAACTATTTCAAGAATGGCAAGTTTTGAACGCCACCGCCAAAACTCAACTAAGGAATTAGGAGACGGGTGTGGGCGTTTAATGTGGTTAGCTTGGGGTGGCGATGAAGGTATAGAATGGGCGCAACGTAAATTAGAACAAATCAAAAATAAATAAAATGAGCAACTTAAACACTATCCTAAACAAGTTAGGAAAAATCGAAGAAATCCACGAAACGAACTTAGGTAAACACGAAATCGAGTTAAGCGCTATTGATAATTTATTAAAAAAATATAAAACACTTGGCGAAGAACTTGGAAATAGATTAGTAGTTGAATTACAAAAAATAGATAGTATTATTAATGAAAGTAATAATATTAAATCTATTGTAAATAAATATAAACCACTTGAACAAGACATAGACAAAATAAGTAAAATGTTAAACGAACTTGGTATAGGTGATGAATTTACGCACGAAGTATTTTCGTGGAGTATAAACGCAGATAATAGATTAAAAAATGTAGACAAGCACATAACGACTTTAAACGATAGTTTAGCAAAAGCAAAATGGCAATTAAAACAAATTGGTATTCCCGACGCGTTAACGGGAAATATGTTAAAATAAACACAAAAATACAAATTAATAAAAGTGGCAAAGCAAACTAACGTAAAAGTTCACGTTGCAAAACCAAAAGTAAAACGTCCAAATGTACACGCAAAAAGTAAAGCGAGTAAGTTAAAAAGTAGCAAGAATTACTTAAAAATATACAAGGGACAAGGGTAAAACTGCAAAAAACTAAAATGCGTTTTAAGGCTATTTTTAGGCGATTTAAGAGACTTTGGGTATTAAGTGGGGTTACTATATTAAAATATAAAGATAATAAAAAATCCTTATTTTATAAGGGTTGTAGAAGGGCAAAGTGTAAGTTTAACACTAACTAAAAAAAATATGATACAAGGTAAAAGAAGCAGCCCAATAGGGGGCAAAAGAGGGTGTCTATGCAAAGACGGAAAATACCGCAAAAAATGTTGTACGGGCGAACTACAAAACCAAGGAATAGGAAGCGATGTTACACCACCGAACCCCGTACCACCCCCGCCCCTTTGGTATCCGAAACCTTAAAAATGAAACAACCAAAAAACAAATAAGTTATTAAGTTATGAAAAACATTTTAGACAAGATAAACCGAGCGGACGAAATCCAAGCCAACTTGGAATTGGATAAAACCGAATTAGCTAAACACGAAGTAGAATTAGCTACTGTTAAAGAAGTAGATACTAAATTAAAATCTTTTAGTCTTCCGTTTTCCGATATATCTAAAGTTCAAGGTAATGTATCTTCAGTTCAAAATGCTTTAAGAAATTTAGAGAAAATAATAAATGAAACCATACAAGAAGCAAAACAGATTGAAGTTAAAGCAAAAGAATTAGGTATAAATGCTAATTTAGAAACAGGCTTAAAATATGCTAACGAAAAACTAAAACAAATATCAAATGCAAATTCTTTATTTGCTCGTTTTGTTTCTGAAATAGAAAAACTTAAATAAATAAATATGAAAAATAGCACACTACTAGAAAAAATAAAAGCGTTGTTATCTAACGAAATTAAGTTAGAACAAATGCTTATGGGCGATGGAGTTACCAAAATCGAAGCCGAAACTTTCGAAGCGGGTAAAGAGGTTTTTGTCGTAACTGAAGACGAACAAAAAATAGCCGTTCCCGTTGGGGAATACGAATTAGAAGACGGGCGTATTTTAGTTATCGTTGAAGAAGGTATTATTTCTGAAGTAAAAGAAAAAGAAGAAGAAGTAGAAGAAGAAGTAAAAGAAGAAGAAACTACCGAAGAAGCACCCGTAGAAGAAGAAATGTCCGAAGCCGTAGCAACGCCTAAAAAAACTATCGAGTCTATTGTTAAAGAAACTTTCTTTAGCGAAATCGAAAGACTTAAAGAAGAAAACGAAATGTTAAAAGCTGAATTGGCGAAACTTTCTAAAGTTGACGAAGTAGCAACAGAAGCTACCGAACTTTCAGAAATTCCCGCGCCTATTTCTTTTAACCCCGAAAATGAAAGCGCAGTAACCCACGTTAAGATAGGTTCTAAAGCGCCAAAAGGAATTATTGATTCCGTATTAAACAAAATGTATAAATAATTAAAATTTAATAAAATGCCAAATCCAACAATTACTACAACTTACGCAGGTCAATGGGCAGGGAAATATGTTTCCGCAGCTCTTTTGTCCGCACCAACTATCGAAGGCGGCGGGGTTACCGTTATGCCTAACGTAAAATTTAAAGCGGTTATCCAACGTTTGGAGACTACCGATTTCTTGAAAGATGCTACTTGCGACTTTACCCCCGTGGGTACGGTAGACCTTACCGAGCGAGTTCTTGAAGTTAAAGACCTTCAAGTAAATATGACTCTTTGTAAATCAGAGTTCCACAGAACTTGGCAATCAATCGAAATGGGTTATTCTTCTTTCGATACTTTGCCTAAATCTTTTGCTGATTATCTAATAGCTTACGCCGCTGAAAAAGTAGCAGCTGCAAATGAAATTTCTATTTGGCAAGGTTCTGCTTCTACAAGTGGTCAATTCGACGGGCTTTATTCAACTGCTTTAGCTGATATCAACTTACCACCCGCTCAATTAGTTCCTTCGGTTGCTATTACTGCGGGTAACGTTATTGCACAAATGCAATTAGTTTACGATGCTATACCTTCTACTCTTTACGGAAAGCCCGACTTGAAAATTTACGTTTCTCAAAACGTTGCTAAAGCATACGTTGCCGCTCTTGGTGGTTTCGGATTACTTACTAACTCTGAAGCTAACGCGGGTACTAACAACTTGGGTACACAATGGTATGCTAACGGAAGCCTTACTTTTAACGGACTTCCCGTATTTATGGCAAACGGACTTCCTGTTGACTCTATGATGGCTACAACTGTATCTAACCTTTATTTTGGATGTTCACTTTTAAGCGACACTCAAGAAGTAAGAGTAATCGATACAAGCGCTACATTGGGAGACGATAACGTACGAATCGTTATGCGAATGGCTGCGGGAGCGCAATACGGAGTTATCGAGGACATCGTAGTTTACGGATAATCAATAACTAAAATATAACGGGGTGGTGGATAAACTGCCACCCTTTTTTTAAACTTTTTAAAACTAAAAATTATGAGCTGCGATATTAGCCACGGACGGGAAGAGCAATGTAAAGACGCGGTTGGTGGACTTCGAAATATCTATATTTTGAATTATGGTCTTTATGACCCTCAAACCGACATTACTTACGACCCTACACCCGCCCTTTCAGATTTAATTACGGGGATTTCTTTACCCGCCTTATCTTCTATTTACAAGTTCGAATTAAAGGGTACAAACTCTTTCGAACAAACTATTACAAGTTCACGCGAAAACGGAACTACTTTCTTTGAGCAAGTGTTGTCTATTCAGTTGAAAAAACAAGACGCAGTAACACACAAAGAAATTAAGTTACTTTCTTACGGAAGACCTAACATTATCGTTGAAAATAACAATAATCAATACTTTATTGCAGGTCTTGTAAGAGGTATGGACGTTACCGCGGGTACTATATCAAATGGTACTGCGTTGGGCGATATGAATGGTTACGGATTGACTTTTACGGGGCAAGAGCCCGTAATCGCCAACTTCCTTGATTGTTCAGACGAAGCGGCATTGGTTGCTTTGTTAAATAACCCTACGGTAGTTAATTCATAAGAACTTTTGTTCATAGCGTAAATTGGGGGTTAATAGCCCCCTTTTTTATTGCACAAAAAAACGAATAAAGAGTTATTATAATATGATAGTAGTTCAAGAAACAAATGTAAGCCAAACGTTCGACTTTATACCGAGGTACGGAACGCCCGTAACTTTAGAACTTACCGATGAAAATACAAATGTTATGGTAGTTGTTACGGGTGTGTTCACGGGTGGCGATTATGTACATACTTTTAGCGGCGTACTTCCAACTGAAGAAAACCATTTTTATTGGATGGTACTAAAAGACGGGGGTTCAAACATAGTTTTAAAGGAACGTATTTTTTGTACTAACCAACCTATTAACACTTTCTCTGTAAATAACGGAGAATACATAAGCAATCAAACAACTAACGACTTTATAATGTATGAGTAATAATATACACGTTTTACATTTAGCGGAATACCAACAACCAACTATCCAAGAATCGAAGCGCGATAATTGGGTAGAATTCGGCGAAGATAATAACTATTTCGGTTATTTGATAGAAAGGTACACCAAGTCGACCACGAATAGCGCCATTATAAACAACGTAGCGCGACTTAT